TACTTGATGCTTTTTCAACTTTCCTACGAATATCATATAATTGATTTGCATCTTGAGTAAATCCAGCAATGTTTGATACTGTTATTTGATTTAATCCAGTGTTAATACTTGCAACTGTACCACTACCAGCTATAACCTGTTCGTTTCTTTTTAAGATATCAAATCTATCACCAACTTTAAGGGATGCTTTATCAATCGGAGTTTTTAATGTGAAGGTTGAACCACCGACTGGTATATCCACTTGAAATCTTGAACTTGTATTATAGATCCATGAATTAGCAAATATTTGTTTATAATTTTGATTATCATTTTCTATTTTTTCACCAATATTTTTAACAAAGAAATTTTCACTCTCATTAATCAAACTTATATCAGTGATTGGAACTAATTCAGATAATACACCAGTAATTCTTAAATCTATTCTTTTTGATAAATCACCATTCTCAAATCCAAAAATTGTTTCATCTGCTCTAATATCATCAGCAGTACCTATACCAACACCTATCCCACTGCATCCAAAGAATTGGTTGATTGATTTTGAAGTGTAATTTATTGAGGAGTTTGCACCACTAATAATAGTTCCTGTGCTTCCAAATCCAACTGTTGAGTCTACATTAATAATATTTGCACCAGCAGGTGCAAAGTCAAGAACTTTTGTATTACCAGGAACAGTAAATACACCTTCAATTAGATCACGGTCACTAAATCCAACAAATAATGCGATTTTAAAGTAGTTTCTACCATCTCTTTTAATTATTTCAACTTCAGATACTGAGGCATTTGTTGAAGTATCAGTTGATTTAAATATTGTTTGACCTGTTAAGTTTTGTGGTTCCCCAGTTGGTGTGATTAAATCTGCGACAACTACTTCTCTTCTTATAAATTCAGCATCAGATGGTTTTATTAAATTTCCTTCTAAATCAAGAATCCTTGCTTCAACTCCATATAATACTTTAAATAAAATTTTTACAGATTCCTCAATACCTTTTGACTGATAGAATGAACGAGCAAACTTTGCAAAATTACCTACATCTAAATTATCAGCAAAATCATTATTCTCTAATCCAGGTAAAAAACTTTTTTTAAACTTTTTAAAAAATTCTTGAAGAAATAATACAGATAGATTAGTTAGGGATGATCCAGATACGTGAGTGGATGCGGTTGTCTCACTAAATTTTAAACTTTCTTGATTTATATCTAATAGAGAAGATGATATCCCTACATTATATCCAGTGATTCCACTAAATCCACGTACACACCCAGTAAATGTTGTTGAAGTAATACCAGTGTAAGAAATAATTTCATCATCTATTTTGAGTAATCCATACTCAGATGGAAATCCTTTCGTACTAGGTACAGTTATAGTAGTATCAGTAGTTGATATATCTTCAGTAATAGTTGTAACACCTACAACTACTTCAGGAACTAAATTATCAACTTTTAGATATTGATCAAAATTAGTTATTAAATCAGTTGCACCACCCTGAAACTCTTGTGAGATATAATATTGTTTTAAAAACTCTGTAGCATTAGGAAAATCAGATACCAAAAATTCTGGTAACTGATTTTCAATAATTGTATTGACTTGTATTCTTTTGTCAATTTGTGACATAAATTATTTCCTCTCTAAATCTCCATTAGAGTAACTTGATGTGTAGTAATCCCTTGTAAATACAACTCCTGAAACATCTTCACCTGAAGCAATTACATCCTTGATGGTATTTATTGTGCTTTTCGATACGTCAAAATTAAGATATAAGTCCTTCAATCCCACAACATCATTTGATTCTGGGAATGCTTGAACTTCAATTATATTATTTTCACTTACAGTTGACGTTATATTAATGGTGTTTAGAATAACTTCACCTTTCTTATAATCAACAACTCCTGCATCTTTAACAACAACTCTCTGCTCACCTTTATTATTTTTAGTCACAACACTGAGTGTTCCCATATTACTACCATCTAAACCACCACTCGCATTTTTGTTAGGGACATCTGTAATATATGCAGTATCATTAAAACCATTTATTGTAAATCCTGTGCTCTTTATATTGTAACCAGCAGGATTAATATTAAATTTATTACCAAAACACAATTCATATTGAGCAAATTGATTTAGTAGTGCTTTTAGATCTCGTCTAATTATTATCTTAGTAATATTTGAAGTAATTCCATTATCAACACGATCTATGAGAGTAGAGACTTTACTATATTTAAATCTTCCACCAAATTTATTAATCTCTACATTGCTTGCATAATCGTTTAAAGCAGTTATAATTGAAGTTCTTAAATTTGTAGGTGATGCTACTTGTGATGAGTTGTAATAAGCAGTAGTGTCAACTTCCACATATAGTATTTTAAGATCAACAATTTCTGAATTAATACCAGCGATAGCGTAGTTTTTTAATTTATTTTTAATTTGAGATTTATCAAAATCAGATACAAATGTACCATTTTTTGGTTTAATACTAATTTGTACTTTACCAAATTGTGGTGGATCTAATTCTTCTCCACCAACGACTGCAACAGACTCTGTTTGTGGAAATATTGTACCAATTATTGCTTCATAATCTCTTGGTGTAACTGCTCTATATTGTGCTGAGTAAAGTCTTGGAGCAAAATACTTAATAGATGATACATCCTCAACTTCAGCACCATTAGAAGCGTTTGAGACAGTAGTTACAACCAAACTATCAGAGGGTGTAAATATAGTTCCATCAGTTTTTGTAAATGTTCCTTGAAAACTAAAATTAGATGCACCATTACCAGTCTCACCTTCAGTTACAATATATCTAACTGTGATTACAGAACCATTTTCCAACTTACGTCCGAATAAACCATCTCCAAATAATATCTCATATTTTTCATCTTGAACTTCTTGTGCCAAAAATATTTCAGAATTTTTATCAATATTCAAAATATTATCAACCATTTTATATTTTCTACCAATAGTTACATCTGATGGTCCTGATACGAATACTCGGATTGTTGAACTGTCAATATTAGGACTATCAATAATAAATCTTTGAGACATAGATGTATCTACACGATAAACTCTCTGAAGATATGTTCCTTCATGTACAGTAATAGGTTCGTCAAATTTAGCGAATGATGTTCCTCCTATATCTACAACTCTGGTTGAAGTCACATTATCTGGTAAAGAAAATCTATAAGTTGTATTTTCTGCACTACCCACACAAACTAGACCTGAACGAAGTGTTAAAAACTTTGTAGTGCTATCATTTGTTGTACCTACATTTACATCAGAAAGTCTTATTTGTGCTGTTGCAGCTGTTTTTGAACGAGGTACATAACCAATATTTCTTGCAAGTGATATTACATTCTCTCTTATAGTCGCAGAATCTAAAAATGATTCATTTGCAACTAAATTTGCGTTAAAAGCATTGATATATGTATTGTACGCTAAAGTATCAATTAAAACTGAAAAGTTAGAACCCTCAAAATCAAAATCAACAAAATTTGAATTTGAACGGAGAAAATCTTTTATCTGTACTTTGATTTCTTCAAAGTCTAAACTTGTAAACTGTGTAAAGGGCATATTATCTCGTAGGTTCTAAAAGAAAGGCAAAGGATTGTGTTGGCAAATCCAATCCGATTATGTCAAAGAATACATTAACTTCAAGTGTATTATCATCAGGACGAGCCTTGACAGTAGCACCGACATTAGTGACTCTTGGTTCAAAATTACCAAGCACTTCACGAATTTGGTCTTCAATCATCATTACATTCATACGATCAAAGTTATCAAAAAGTGTATCACGAATATCTGTACCTATAATGGAGTTAAAAAACCTCTCAGTAGGTATGGTTTCAACTAAATTTCTAACTGATCTTGTCACTGCTCGCTCATTCACAAGCACAGGAAGGTCTTTTGTCACTGGATGTGGTGAAAAAGACAGACTTATATCCTTAAATGCTCTTGATTTGCGTTGAATCGCCATTATTAATGCTTTTAGTTTTATTTATACCCTATCTTGCATAATCATTCATTACATAATCATCACTATCAAAGTATTCAAGCACCCAAAAGGCAACACAACGTGGATTTTTCGCTCCACAAGTAAAAATATCGAACGCAACACACCCTTTTTCTGGCCAAGTATGACAAGAAAGGTGACTTTCACCTAAAGATAAGTTACAAGTCACTCCATAAGGGTCAAATTCGTGAGTATAAGTGTTTAAAACCTCTACACCTTCAATTTTACAAGCATCAACGCACACTTGTTCAATTTTTTTCGCATCATTTAACTTATCAAAGGGAACATTATACACTTCAACGAGTAAATGTTGTCCCATATGAGCATTTTTCACGTTTTTTGTCATTTTTT